TCTGCCATTTCCAACGAGCAACCTAATGCTTGGGAGATTTGGTCGGCATTGTAACCACACTCCAATAATACCTGGACTTCATCCAGAAATGCTTTCATACCGCTCATGCTGCCTCCTTCATCATAAAAACTGGTTGTTTTACAAAACCGCTGGTGTCATTCTTTGCCTTACCTTTGGCATATAAACCAACAATCACACCACGAGGATCCAGAAACCGTAAGTCCGAATCATCACCATTAAATACAGGTGCCACGGCAGAATAACCAGGCGCTGTGAATACATGGGAACTAGGCATTTCCGTACCTTTCTTGATACCAAATACCATAGCGATATTGTAACCTGATTGCCATGCTTTCATGACCTCAGCATCATTACCATCCGCTGCCGAGAAGGTTAGGTGGTAATTACGGATATTGCTAACCTTACGGTTCAGCATTTTGGTATAGTCATAAAACTGGACTTCCGAGAATGCCGAGAAAATGTTAGTATATACTACACCGCCACGGACTACCGAATACTTTTCCCATGCAATATCGCTAGTACCATTCAAACGGAAAACAGGAATTAAACCTTTCTTAGCGGATTGCTTGATTGCTAATTCAATATCAGCAACCAAGGTACGCATAAAACAATCCCGCTTTTCATAAAAGAATTGAGTTTTACGAATCCGTGCTTGCTGAATAGCATTGGTAGATTCGCCACGCTTGAACATACCACCACGACCTGCCGTATTAAGACAAGCGGCAGCGCAACCGTGGGTTGCTTTGGGACAGGTATTGTAACCTGATAGCGTAGCAGGTGCTAAATGCAAAATATAGGTATTGTAACCTTGTGCCAATCCTTTCAAAACCTTAGGATTGCCAGTAGATAATAATTTCATAATAAAATTTCCTAATCAATAATATGTACCATTATACTAAACTGGTACGGAAAGTCAACCATCCGTTGTATAAAAACAACAGTTAATCACCAATAAACGATTTGATCCAAACCACTTCAACCTCACTAGTGGAAAACCACCTCGCCATTCTGAACCGCTCTGGTTTATAGGTTGGATAGTTTACTAAAAACTGCTCACTTTCCACTTTTTTTAGAATAAAGTATTGTGGATTCTTTTGCTTTTTAGTGTATAATTTAATAATATCCATAATAAAACCATAATAAAATCTATAAAAGTGTGAAATTGTGTGAAAAAGTGGGACATATAACTAAAAGTAATAACCTCGTGGTATGTGTCGCTGAATATACCCATACTGCGAGTCTTAGTTAGTTTCCACGATCCACCGATTGATTCCAACCATTTCCTGAGTATCCTAGAGCATATCTAAGCGACTCAGAGAATGGCAGAGCATTCTCTATATTACTTCGGTTATATCTGATTTAACTGATATAATTTACTTTGCACATTACTAGATAATTCGGATTCTTCATCTCCATAGTCTTGGTAATCACTCATGGCGGAATAAATTGCATCTAATTCATCATCGGTTAATTCAATTTGTTTACCAGTTTCGGTATTTTTTAATACTATCATACAATCTCCAATTCTATCATTACTTCATCAAAAGCATTATAAGCGGTGTTTAATAAATTCAATACTTCGGTATTTTCGGTATAGAATTTATCTTTTAATACAGCGATTTGATTGCGTATAGCGACAATCTGAATATATGTTGGATTAGTCAAATCTGGCATTTTTACTCACTTTTCACTTTAAAAAACCATTATACAGTAAAATGGTAAAAATGGCAACATAATACTTGAGCGGATTAGTCAACCATTTGGAGGTCGGTATAAATGACCTGTCCGCCAGTCCGCTTAATTTCCGCTATTTGATTGCACTTGGCGGTCTCTAATTGGTAGAATGATGGTTTTTGCACTTCAAATTCTACCACCACTTTCAATCCTAAGTCCGCTTGAAGCATCGCAAGCAAGGTCTTTTTATCTGCTAAGGGTAATTCTCTAATGTTATCCAGGTTCATATTGTAGGACTCTATATTAGAATGCTACAATATAACCCCGAAGGGTTATAGCGGTTTATGCAACCTTGGTAACCACAACCTTGGAAGGTTTACGGTTCGCCTTAATTGCTTTAGCACCAACAGGATTGCGAAGCGCTTCTAACTTCGCTTCCAGTTTAGCAATGCGTTCTGCTTTCTTGGCAGCACGAGCGGCGGCAGAATTCTGCTTGCGCTCAAAATTAGCAGCACGGTTAGCGGCGGCATGCTCCTTAATCATTTCCTTAATGGATTTGACCAGCGAGCGCTTCTCACGGATGGAGAGGTTTTGAATGGTATCGATATATGAAAACATATAATGCTCCTATAAAAAGTGTTTTTGAATGAATTACTACAATAAGACTATTATACAGGTTTGTGCGGTATTGTCAACCGATAAAAAGCGTTGCGGTATGCTATTGATCCGCATAGGGATAATACTTGACCGGTTTGCTGGAGTATTCTCTCGGACTGGTACGGACGCTTAGGAGCAGCTCAGAGGGAGTAAGGGTCGGAGGTTCACGGAGCGCCTGTGGAAACCGTGTGGAGATTGGGTCGGATACCGGTGGAGACCGTGTGGGGTCTGTGTGTGAAGCGCTGAGCAGCTCATGCCTGGTCTTGCTCGGAGGGCAGCTCTGATTTTGACTATATGGGGTAAGGGCGGAGAAAGGGTAGGCAAGCGTTAGCTAAAAAAGCGCCACCAGGTCAAACTCTTTTTTTCAATTTTTTATTTTTCCAGCTCCGAATCAGGATTTCGAAAATTCCAAATTTTTTTCTGGAGCCCCTACCAGAGGATTACAAAATTTCCTTGAGTTTTCTCTTGGCTTCATCCGTGAGGTGGACTCTATACTTAATCTGTGGATCATTTGGTTTCTTCGCACCAGTCCAAATAGTAGAGAAAGTTAGTGTGGTATAGCCACCAAGACTAGGTTCGGTCTCTGCAATTAACTGGTATACAGAACCAGAATTTTCGTGGACTTCTTGTAGTATTACTTTATCGTGAGCCATAAATCTGTTTTTCCAATTCCTGAATTCGATCCACGAGTTTCATTACATCAGATATTGGTACCCATTTACCAGAGATATCGGTACAGAAATCTTTCATTCTTTGTCCAGAGATATGAATGGTTTGTTGTTCATAGCCAATACTGTGTTTCTCTAATAGATATTTCATACTATCGTGCATGGTCAATTAAAGTCCTAGATTGAATTAAAAAATAGTTCTCTACAGCGGCCTTGGCAGATTCGGTATTAATATACATGCCAAGGTTTACAATGGTGTTGTCGGTTTTATAAATGGTGGCGAAATGTTTGGTATTGATTTGGTTACCTGCACGGCCAACTTCACCGATAATACGACCTGTTTCATCATAGTATAGAAAATTTGCAAGACCTTCACCGTCTTTCCATCGGAGAATATTCATATACTTCTTTCTGGTCGGTCAAAAACAAGCATGAGACCGCAGATGGAGAGTAATCGAAAACCTTTGGGAGTGGTTTCGTTATAATACCAGAAGCGTGGTGTAAACCAAAGCTTGGGATCGGTCCAAAACTGGAAGATGTGTAATAGTCTAGTCATTCTTTTTCTCGTATAATAAAATAGCGTTCTTTACCGTTTTGGTCGATGCAAATCCAAGTATGGCTCAGCGGCTTCTGAGGCTTGCATAGATAGACCTCTTCGGAAATCGGCTTTTTGGATTGTCCGGATGCGCCGGAAAAGCAGAGGAGACTGAGAAGGATTATATATGTGCGTTTCGCTACTCCCACTTGAAGCCTAATAGTTTAAATGCCAGTTTTCGATACCATGGCATATGAGGTGTTTCGATAGTTAGTTCTTTTGCTTTGATGATAACCGCACCTACGGTACCCCATGAATCATTTAGGCCGGTTGTAAAGGTTACGCCAGTATCATAGGCTACGGTCAGTTTAGGTGGTTCACACGGTGCATAATCCAAATCAAGAGGTATCTGTTCAGTAAGAGGCCAGAAAAATTGAATCTCTTGTTGATGCATGGTTATCTCTCCCACTTAAAACCACTTTTCATAAACTCAATAATTTTTTTACTAGTGTTTAAATGTCGTTCTTTGTATTTAAAGAGTTCATCTACCTCTTTAGCCCACTCGGTTTCAAACTTGTGATGTTTATCTTTAAGTATGACCGCATCTTCATAACCTGGATGATAAGGTGCTTCTGCAACCAAATCAGGTTCTTCCATGCCAGTAGCAGAAGAAGGGGTTACACAACCAAGTCCTGGATCGTAAGCATTTTTTCTATCATCGGATGTAAATGTGGTCATTGTATTCTCCTTATAGTAACCATACCCATTGGTAGCCAGTATATATTCTCTCTTTACCAATCAAGTCCATAAATTCTTTTACATAACCACCTTTACCAATGGTATCAAAGTTATCATCAACACATATCATGGTGCCTTCTCGTAGACATGGCATAATAGCGGTCAACTCAAAGATATGATGTAGTGATGATGGATGAGGATTGGCCATATCAAAGTCAAACGAATCCAAATAGAGTAAATCAATTCTACGATTCTGTGATACCCATACTTTAGATTGATTGTATAGAAACTTGACCGAATCGGAACAGGTCAGATTGGCCTTCTTTGCCGTAGCGGCTGCAAACCGAACATTATCAGAATTAATATCTACGGAATAAAATTCACCACCATGATAATCAATAAAGGTATCAAAGATAGTGGTTGACATACCATCACCTTCAAAATTGTTTTCTTGCCTTGCACAACCAGTTTCAACAATCAAAGGCTCGTGTATATTAATTACATGATTGAGCATCATAGCAAAAGACAGAGCTCGTTTGGTTGTTTTATTAACGAGTTCCGTCAGGCGTTGTATTTGTTGTTCAGTCATAACATATGTGTATAAAGTGTATATGCAACTAAAATGACCGATACGATTGTTAATACTATTGTAAGCGTTGTTTCCATAAATCCTCACAAACTGATGTTTTATTAGTTAATGACATGCAATCTTCCATAAACTCTTTTTGTTCTCTACTGATTTCAGCTACGATTGGCTTTACTGGTTCTGGTTTAACTTCAACCTTAGGTGAACTTTCATCAACTATCACAGGCGCAGTTTTTGCCACAACATTCAATGGTTCTGGTGTACCTTCGGATCGTGAGAATACAAAGATAATTATCAGAGCAAAGAAACCTGCCAATAAAAATTTCCAATACATCACACAGATAATACCAATACCGATTGCAATAATCGTAAAGATGATAATTGTTTCTAAACGACCTTGTGTAATGCCTAAGGTCGCTAGAATTGTATTATAGTCCATGATTACTTAGCACGCTTAGGATCACAGTGAACATTGATAGGCACCAATACTTTACCATGAGGAGTAACTTGCGTAACATACTCAACATAAGGTTTCATACCAGCATCTTCACATTCACCGACACCACGAATCACATCACGGCGTTCCATCTTTTCTACCTTTTCGGCACCAGCCACCGTAGGAGGCGTAGATGCACAAGCTGGTAATAATACCAACGGCAACAACATAATAAGATACTTCTTCACTTTAAAAATCTCCATCACTTAACATATAAACAAAGAATATTATACTACAAAATAATACAACTAACAACCAGTCCATAGAACTTTACCTTTTTGTATATAATATCACCATACTACAACACCATTATAACACAACCATTAGTGTAGTCAAATGGTAGTTGTTTTGATACAACACTACCGACCACCTAATGTTTGTATTAATTCGGTAAGTAACTTTCGAGCCATGGATTCTGGCATAGTCCAACACCGAATTCGTTTTAAATTAGCAACCAAATCATTCTGTGTCATAGATGTTTGACCACACCTTTAGTTTTTCTTTTTTGTAATGTCTTGCAGCATTGATGGCTGTATCCGATAACAAACACTGCTCAGTCAATATATCAATCATGGCCAAAATTTGGCCAACTTCCATTTGCAATTCTTCTAGGGTTGTTGCTGATTCTTCGGTTGGCCACCTAGATTCTGTGCCGAAACGAAATACTTTAGATGCCGCTTGAATTACTTCGGCACATTCTTCTTGCAATATCAACAACGCTTCTTTTTGTTTATCATTCATCTTTTTCATCCACAAACTTAATCACAGGCATATATTCTTCTACTTTTTTAATTGCTTCTTCTTTAGTTGCAGCAATCACTTTGCAAGTATATAAACCATCTTTCATACTAATTGTAAATGGCACGACACCATTTATAAACCATTCCTCTTGAACATAACATTTAATAAACCACTCTTTAGCCTCCAAGCATCGTTTGATTAAATCATCCGTTATCTTCTTTGGATTAAAATCATCTGCTTCAATCACATCAGGCATTTTCTTCTCCAAATGCAAACTTCATTGCAGCTGCTTCTGCTTCTTCTTCGGTATTGTAGAATTCAGTTTTAAACAAATCTGATTCTTTAAAAAAATCCACAACATATGGTGCCACAATACACGATGCCACAAACAGTATATCTGCGTGGCGGTGTCCTTGAGCACCAAAAAAAGATACTATCTCTTGTATCATGATATCATTCCTATAAATCGGTTAAGAACAACACGGTTAGCAACACGACCACCAGCGTATTTGGTAAATGCTGATACCAGACCACGAGTGGTGGCATTTTCTCTTACTTCAAATGTAGCATCTTCGTCTGTATCAAGTGCCTCAGAACGGAGAATGTAATACTCATCAAAACCAGCCGTAGTGAGCACAGTATACTTGTTTTTACGGAATGCAACTTTGATATTATCGTAGTTTGCAGTTCTTGGAAAAAAGTTATATATCTTACGATTAAACTCACGACCAGAAATTACATAGAAACCTAAAACATTACAATTGGTTCTTGCTTTCAATAATTTAACATATGCAGCTGTATGAGCAGCACAGTCATATACATTATCTATAACTTCTTGGTGTCTGGTAATTGGATCACGAATAATTACACCACTTTGTCTTGCTTCAATTCCATATTCTCTACCAACACGAATCATTTTGCCGTTTTCATCTTCATCATAAACTGACCTTTGTGTATGACCTTCACCATCGGTTAAGAACACAGTATTGACAACCTGTAGTTTATATTTCTTTCTGAAATCAGCAACAATTTCAAAGGCAGCAATCACAGCTTCATTCAATGGAGTTCCACCCATACCCATAAAGCTAGGTATGTATCTTGGTGACCCAGCCATATACACCAAAGTCTTTGAGGCATTGGTGAATTCCCCGGCAGTCATGGTGCTTGATAATAGATTCATCAAATAAAATGGAGAGGTAATAATATCACCTTTCTTTGGTGTAATCTGATGTTGCAAAGAATTGAATGATTCTGGTGAAGCAAACGCATATACATCATATGGAATGTTTACTTTTTTACAGAACATTACTAAACTCAATAATTGTTTGACTGTATTCTCAATGTGGTCGTGCATAGAACCAGACCAATCTAAGAACATTACAAGACCATGTGATTTGCCATTTGGCACAACCGAGATTTTACGGAAGATGTCATCATTAAACTGGTATGAGAAAATCTTCTTCATATCAAGGTCGCCAGTTTTGGCCGTAGAAGCACGTTTCAATTGGTCAGCATTCTTACGCAATTCAAATTCTTTGACCAAGTATGAAACCACTTTACTGGTATCACGGCGTATTTTGTTATAGTGATTATTATGATATTCACTATTTTCAGTATGAATTGCCCATTGTTTATATTCTTCTTTGATTTTCTTATACAAAGTTTTGTGGGACATAATACCTTTGGACATATCAAACTTTGGCAAATTACCATAGATATAGTTTTTTGCATTTTCAGCAAAAAGTTTTCTTTCATTTTGTTTGAAGGCTTCATCAGTAAAGGCACGAACATTATCGTCCTCTACTTCTTTGTAATCATAATCTTCTTTACCATTGATTAATTCAGTATCTTCTTCATCATCACCATCATCATGGCCATCATCAAATTGTGAAGTTTGCTTTCTACTGCCAGATTCGGTTTCTTCGCCATCTTCCGATTCTTCATCGTAATCATCATTCCAATCATTGGCAAAATCGTCCTCAGAATCATCACCATCATCTTTTTCAAATTCACCCATTTCTTTTTTACGCTCTTCGGCTTTTTGTTTCATAAAAGCGAGAACCTTTTCAGAAACGGTGATAACATCATCATAAGTTTCGGTAGATTCAATTTCATTGAGTAATTGTTTTTCTTCGGCATCAAAACGAATGCCTAACATGGCACCGCCTTTGCTGTGCATATTAACACGGTCAATAAAATTCAATTCATTGAGGTTAATGCCATTTGTACCAAAGAAATCTTTTTGAGTTAATTCAGTATAGCCTTTGCTGAAAGAGTTGCGGAGGCCAGGATATTTGTATTTGATTTTCTTTTCAATACGAACATCTTCAATCACATTTGTAATGGATTGTGGAAGTTTCATATCTCTAGCTTTTAATAAACCAGATTCGGGTGTATAGAGAGCATGGCCAACTTCATGACCAACAAAAAGGTCATAGAGATTACCAGAGATATTTTGGTCTAATACAGGAATCGTCAAAACACGATTTTTGACATCAAAGGAAGCAGTAATAACATTACGCTGTTCGACTACCAGATTTTCGGTAGCCATCAATTTAGCTAATAGTGATTTGGATTCAAGTAATTGCATATATTCTCCGATTAATTAATATAACAATTATACAGGAATCCTAGATTAGGTCAAGTCAGCTGTTGTTTTCCTACAACATTACGTTTTGGTCGTAATCTTCCTTGAGTTTTTGGTAAGCATCTTGGTCTTTTTCAAAGCCGGACAGTATAGCCCACTTACGGCAAACGATATCCAAGCGTTTCCAAGCAGGAATTTCTTCATCATCCGCTCGTGCCGCTTGAAAAAACAACATATCATTTGACATTTTTCATGTCCTTATCGAAAAAATTGTGTTCAATAGCGCTGGCCAACTCATCGGCAAGCTTCGGATTGAACTTTACAAGAAAATATGCGACATCTTGAGCAGGAATGTGCCTCAAATTGTGCATAATCTCATCTATACCTCTATGTATTTGTGTTTCTTCCCATTGTGCTAACATAATTTACTCACATTTCATATAAAGAATCATTGGGAGCAATAATTTTTCCCATTTTTTTCACTTTTCCGAGTGATTCTAATAATTTTAACTCAATTTCTTGCTCTTGGCAAGATAAAGATGCAAAATATTCCTCAAAATCGTCCCATTCTTCGTCAGTCCAGCCTTTTGGTGTAGTCATACCATCATCTCCTCATGCTCGAAATCTCTTTGGCTTCATTATCCGTGAAAATAGGCACGGCATTTGACTTGTGCATAGTACCGATGCCTTTCATTTTGTCACCTGTGTAAGAATATTCCGATTTTTTGGTACAAGGCACAAAACCTGTGTCAATGGATGCGTAATGGGGTGTTTCCCGACCTGCAGGAATTTTAGGAATTGGCACTGATTTGGAAATACTCGTGGAATTGGTATAATTACAAATCCTAGGTATTTCTGAAATTGATTTTAACCAATCTTCGTGACGCTGTTTCACTAATTTTGGAATTTTTCGTTTTTTTGATTTAGGAATGTAACCGTGTATAATCATATATGTAATCTCCGACCAGGAAACTACCATGATACACTAAGTTGAAGAATATGTCAAGAATTTGTTGTTTTTTAACAACAGGTATACCGGATTTAAATCCTATCCTTTATTTCAAAGGCGGACACCGATACTTATCCTAAAAAAAAGAAAATTAAGCGGTATATTTAATTTTTGTCACCAGGCGAAAACTCATACTTATCAAAGTTTTCATAATACTCATCTAAATTCTTTTGGTCGAGCATTTTTTTGATTTCTGCATGTTCATTACGATGTCTTTTATAATCGTAATTGTAATCATCATTATAATTTTTGTTTTTTCTGAATTTACCGACAAACTTCGTCACTTACATCTCCTATTTCATGGTTTCAAATGTTATACCTTTGATTTTTGTTTCTGGCATGTTATGCATATCCATATTTGACACATAAGTGATGTTGGCATCTGGATAACAAATTTTTACAATTTTTAAGAGTTGGCAAACAGTCCCATCCGAATCATTGAATGAAAATACTTCACCAACACATCTTAAATTTTCAATGACTTCACGGCGAGTGTTATAGTTGTGAACAAAACCGCCACGAGAATAAACCATCCACCAATCAGAGTGCACTCCTACGACCAGCCAATCACCCTTACGCCGGCATCGCTGTAAAAAATGTAAATCGTTGGAATCCAAAGGATCGAATTCACCGGCAGTTACAATAATTCTTTCTTTATCGTGCATTTAGGGTAAAAGATTTGGAAATGCCTCTTTGACAAAATTATATGTCAAACCTTTCACGCCTTGATCCTTTTTAAAGATACCCATAACAACTTCAGCTTCACGAGGTTCTAAAGATTCTAAAAATAGAATTAATAACTCGTTTTGTTTTCTTGGAGATAATTTTTCAGCCTCAGGATGACCTTCCTGAAACAAGTAGATTCTACGCAATTCGGTAGATAGTTGAGCAACAGAAATTCCTGGCTTAGTGTCAGGTATTTTGTAATTGTCTGGCATTTCTTTTATTTTCCATTTAAAACCTGGATGAAAAGTAAATTGTAATACATCTACCAAAGTTTTTGATAGATTTTTTTCGATTACTGCCATTCTTTGTTTTTTATTTGTTACCGCTTCAAATTCATCAAATACTTCATAGATATTTTTCATTAAAATTCCTCAATAACATCCATTAAATTTTTAAGCTTCTTCTCAATAAAATAATTTAATAGTTTTTGGCGAGATGCCGGTTTTACTTCATTATAAGTATTTATAATTTTTTCTTTGATGTCTTGTGGAATAAAAGAGAGGTCAATTAAGGTCTGGTTACGACCAAAATTGATAAGGTCATCATAGGAATAGTTCTTGACATCCTCTTTCAAATATTTCTCTAATGTGCCTTTGGTGATTGGCTTTTGCCGCAAATCACGAACAAAACAATCTGATGGTGAGAACATGTTTGGTATGCCGTCACCCTTATCACCACGAATAATCTTTTCTTTCAATTCTTCTTTAGGATTCTCTGACTTAACAAACTTCTTTTGTGCAGGATTGTATTGTTTTACATTACCACCATAGGTTTGTAATTGTAGAAAGTCACCATCACTTGACAGAATCAAAATCTTTTCATGTGGTGCATATATGGGTACCAGTGTGCCAATGATGTCATCTGCTTCTGCACCTTCTACATCAATTACACGATATGGAAAGTTTTCTTTGAGTTCTAACTTAAACTTAGCCAACATATCAAAAATAAGATGCCAATCTAAATCGGATTTTTCTCTGGTCTTTTTACGACCAGCTTTATAGAATGGAAAGAATTCTTTACGCCAATATTTACGATTATCACAACACAATACAACATCACCATAATCTTTACGAAAATTACGGATGTGCATACGGAGAATATTGAGAATCATGTGTCGAACTAAACCTTCATCTAGTTTAACACCCTTTTGGTTTGAAATCTGAGCCATAAGGCCAGATAATAATACTTGATTTAAATCAACGAGAATCATAACAAACTTTCAACAGTTTCAAAACTATATTATATCACTTTTTCTTCATCATGGCAAGAAGTTTGTTCATGAGTTTATGTGATGTGGTAGTCTTTCTAGCAATTATACCATAAAATCCACCTGGTATCAGTCCTGAAGCGTATTCCAATGGACAGGCAAGAATGGCTTCAAAACTATCAAATTCATCATATTCATCACGGTCTATTTTACTATCACGGAATAATACAATGTGATATAAATCACCGAGAGAGTTGCCTCCCACTTTTTCACCAGGATTGGCGTATTCGGATCCCATGATATTAACTTGACCTTCATCTTCACCTGCTAAAAAAGTGAAGAAATCAATTTTTTGTTTTTTGAGTGGTTCTAAGTAATCTAGCATTATAATCCTTAATATGTGTATCCCTCACTCTTACCATAATCCATGTGTTGTAATAGTTTTCAGATTCTAATACACCATTAACGAATTGTTCTTTGGCTTCAAGATAGCCACATTCACCTTTTGTTTTACACAAATGTAGTATCTCACGAATGAATTGTTCGTGGCCGTATTGTAACACATCTTCAGCTAGTTTGGCATTACTTCCATAGTAAGTTTGCCAATTTGAAAAAACCTTATGTTTTTTCTTTTTACCTTTGACTTGTTTGGTTTTGGTAGAATAGAAAAATTTCTTACCTATGTATTTTTTACCATTCGTCAGATTAGTTATCTGATACACGAACCCGTAGTTATCACCAATCAAGTCTTCCGTAAAATCTTTACCATCATATTGCCAGTTTAGTCCCATTCCTTAATGTCCAAATCATCTTCATCATCCTCTATATAGTCCTCGGATAATTCTTCGATGATTTCACCACAAAATGGGCAATGCTCCGGTAAATCGTTTGATACCATTTCTTGCATAAAAGACACACTATATGTTGATTCACAACTTAGACATTCGCCCGATAAATTTTTATTTGTCATTATAATTTCCTAATGAGCCCATACATCACCCCAATTACCTGACAAAGCTCCTTTTGCATAGTCGGTAGCACGATTCTCAAAGAAATTGGTGTGTGTTGGTGCGTTAATCATTTCCTCTACCCACGGCAAAGGATTCTTTTTCACTTTAAACACACCTTTGAGTCCCAAAGAAATCAAACGGCGGTCTGCAATATAACGAATATATTTCTTAACATCTTCTGAAGATAGTCCTTCCATTTCATTAACACCAAATGCAAGGTCGATAAACTTATCTTCTAATGAAACCATTCTTTCAGCAATCGTGTAAATTTTAGATTTTAACTCATCGTTCCAAATTTGACGATTTTCTTCTATATATGTTCTAAACAATTTAATCATGGATTCAGCATGTTGAGTTTCATCAAAAATCGACCATGTAATAATTTGGCCCATACCTTTCATCTTACCATGACGAGCGAAATTCAATAACATGATAAATGAACTGAACAGTTGCATACCTTCGGTAAATGCTGAAAACACGGCAATATGTGTGGCAGTATTCTCTCTTGTGGTATTTTTACTGGAGATATCCATGATATAGTCATGTTTCTCTCTCATCGCCTCATACTCTAGGAACTCATTGTAGGTGGTTTCAGGTAGACCTAGTGTTTCAATAAGGTGTGAGTAAGCAGCGATGTGTAACGCCTCTCTGGCAGCGAATCCGGTCAGCATCATACGAATCTCTGGTTGTGGGAAATATGGTAAATAATTCTTAACATATCCACCAGCAACATCAATATCACCTTGTGTAAAGAAACGGAAGATTTGTGTTAGAAAAGTCTTTTCTTCTTTAGTTAATTTTTTCTTCCAGTCCTTCATATCTTCAGCCATCGGAACTTCGGTATGCAACCAATGAGATTGTTCATGTTTCAACCAAGCTTCATAAGCCCAAGGATAATTGAAAGGTTTGAAATAGTTACGTTCTTCCGATAGATTTGATTCTACTTTTTTTATCATTATTGTTTTCCTTTAAAATTAACCTTCGCAAGCCAAACATTCGTTACCTTGTGCAATTGCACTCATATCTAATTCTTTAATCACTTCTCTTTCAATTTTCTTGGCAACTTTATCGGCTTTACCAATTTTTTCAGAACGACAATAGTATAAAGTTTTCAATCCTTTTTTCCATGCTAAGAAATGACAGGCATGGAGATACTTCAAATTAACGTCTGGTCTAAAGAACAAATTGAGTGATTGTGCTTGGTCAATATATTGTTGTCTATCGGCAGCCAATTCGATTACCCAGCGTTGGTCAATTTCCATGGATGTTTTAAAAACATCTTTTTCATCTTGTGTTAGTATGTCAAGATGTTGAACTGACCCATCATTAGCGATGATAGAGGACCAAACATCATTATAATCTTCGGTTGCTAATGCACCGGTTTCATCTGCTAATTTATTTTGAATAAGTTGGTCTAACCATTTATTCTTATTCAAGTAAGCGCCAGAGAGAGTATCTTGTCGGTAAGCATTGGCACGGTATGGTTCAACACTAGGTGAAGTATTCCCCATAATGATAGAGCTACTAGCGTTAGGAGCAATAGCCATAACATGACTAAACCTACGGCCTGTGCCAGCCGCATCAGGAGCTTCACCTCTTTCTTTTCCGAGTTCCAAATTAGCGACATCTAATCCCTCTCGAATATGTTTAAACATTCTATTGTTTGCAACCTTGGCCATCACTCCTTCAAAAGCAATTCCATTCCTTTGCAGATAAGCATGGAACCCAAGAGCACCGATACCAATAGAACGTTCTCTTTCGGCACTATATCTTGCACGAGCGATAGCATCAGGAGCATTAGTAATGAAATAACTGAGGACGTTATCAAGCATTTCGGCAACGTCCTTGAGAAATAATGGGTCAGATTTCCAGTCATCATAGTTCTCCAGATTTAATGAAGATAAACAACATACAGCTGTTCGTTCTTCGTTTGTTGGTAGAATAATTTCTGAACAAAGATTAGATTGATGAATTTTCAATCCTTTATCTTTGAGAAATTCTGGTAAATGTTTATTGCTTGTATCAATGAAGTGAATATATGGTTCACCTGTGTGCATACGCAATTCTAGTATTTGTTGCCATAAATGTTTGGCAGACACCACTTCACGAACTTCACCTGAATGTGGGTCTTTTAATTCCCAATCATCTTTGGCTTCAGGATCAAGCATACAATTCTCAATGATTTGCATGAAGTCATCTGTGATGTTGATGCCATGGTGTAGATTCAAACACCGAACATTTGGATCGCCTGTCGGCTTCCGCATCTCTAAAAATGGGATGATATCTGGATGGCTAATACTGAGATAAGCAGCATAGCTGCCCCGGCGAGTGCGACCTTGCCGGTATGCCAGAGAACTGGCATCATAGATTTTGAGGTGAGGCATGACACCTGTAGATTTATCATCTGCCGAACGAATACCAAAACCGATACCAACACCACCGCCAAGCATAGAAAGCCAA